ACGGACAATTTTTTATTTCATGTATCAGGCAAGATACGCTGGTACATTTATAAAGAGTTTAGTAAAGACCTTGGTCACGATAGATTGAAAGACGCTACAGTTGAAGAAGTTGTAGAACTAGACGAGGGTGATTTACTATATATCCCGAAAGGGAAATTTCATAGAGTTGATACTCTAAGTCCAAGATTATCTATCTCTTTTCACTTTCAGGAAGCAAAGCCTGGAAAGCCTTATCGCAGAAGGGAGTGGTATGACTGGAAACCATAGGAGATTACTATGGCAACAATTGAGAGTGATAACAGTAGAAATGAAGTTCAGATAGACTTAGATAAGTATATGAAGCTAGTCGATAAACTCGATGAAGCTGAAGACTTAATTGCTAAGATGAAAGAAGACCGTGCTCGAATGCAGCCCGGCAAGCGTAAGTTCATGGACTTATTCTTAGACCATAATGATATAAATGAAAAAGCTATCATTGGTTTTATTTCTTTCTTCTTAATGACAGTGTTCGGAATCTGTGACCTAGTCACAGCATTCATGGGACAAGACTTAGTCATATCCGATACTATTTATACTTCTTTCGTTATAGTAACATTAGGAGCATTTGGTATATCTGAGGCTGGTAAAGCCTTTGGAGGCAAATAAAAATAGTTCTTGACAACAGATAAAAATTTCTGTATAATATATATTATGGAAAATCAAGAAAGAAAGACAGTTCAAATGTGGAATTCAGATACCAAGTCCTTTGAGACATGGTATTGGGATGACTGTGAGTTTTGTGGACACTTAGTAGACCACATAACAGGTGAATGTCCGAAATATAAATGCTGGATATAAGATGAACTTATTTTACTTAGATAAAGACCTTGACAAGTCTGCACAATATCATGTTGACAAACATATTGTCAAAATGCCACTAGAGGCAGCACAACTTTTGTGTACTGCTGTGTGGGTAGACCAAGTTCTTGGTTTTGTGCCTCGTGCATTGAACAAAGAAGAGAGCAAGGTTCTAAATGAAGAAAAGGCAAAGATTAAACATTTGCCATTAGAGGAGAGACCAATCACTCCGTACTTGCCGATGATGTATAATCATCCCTGTACAATTTGGACTAGGTCTAGCCTCGACAACTTTGAGTGGGTGCACTGCTATGCAAATGCACTCAATGATGAGTATTATTATCGTTACGGTAAGTTGCACAAGTCAGTTATGGAAGTAGTAAATAAACTACCCGAGCCAAAGAATATGCCTCGTTTAGGCGAGACACCTTTCGGTATGGCAATGCCAGATGAGTTGAAAGACGAAGATGATGTTGTCGGTAGTTATCGTTTATACTACCATACTGACAAAGCGACCTTTGCCAAGTGGTCATATCGAGACAATCCCCATTGGTGGGATGAAGGTCTCGCATGGTATGACAAGAGAATAACAAGAACATGAAAAAAATAAAATCAGGAGTATATACTTTCTTTGTGCCTAGCAACTTACAAAGTACGGCACTAGAAGAATATTTAACATCAAGAATGAAGTTTCTTAAGCATCGTAGACAATTAATTATGAGAAAGTCTGATGGAACAGAAACTCATCTAGGAACAGGAGTAAGATTACATGGCAAAAGACATTCCTCTTGAAACGCTATTGGGCATAACTAAAGAGCCAGTTGAGACAATGTCTCATGCTGATATGCTTAGGCAAAATTTAAACAAACAGAAAGCTGAAGCTGAGGCAGAGATTGCTTTGCTTGAAGGTCAGCTAAACAATAAAAAAGAATACCTTGCAAAAATTGAAGGTGGATTAGATGTACTAGATGAACTACAAAAATGATTGTAGTTCAAGACAATTTTTATCCTAATCCTGAGGAAGTTAGAGAAAAAGCTCTACAAGAGTTTTTCTTTCCTGGGGTCAAGGGTAAACGAATTATGTTTCCAGGTCAAAGAACTATAAGTTCTTTTTCTAACGAAAACTTTGTATATGTAAAGAATAGATTAGAAAAAATCTTAAACAGAAAAATTATACACTTTGCAAAAAGAAATAGTAATACTGCCTTTACATTAGGACTAGAAACGAAAGAGTATAAAAATTGGGTACATCATGATTTCGCTAACTATACTGAAAAAACAACTAAACTTATGGATGGAGAAGCATGGGCAAGTGTGTGTTATCTAACACCAAATGCTCCTGTAACTCATGGAACAGGTTTATTTAGAGATAAAGAAAAACAATCAATACAGTGCAGGGATGATTTAAGAATTAGTATGGAAAGTTTCACAGGAACTTGGGAGCAGAAAGAAAACTCCTCTTGGGAACTACATACATATGTAGGTAATGTATATAATCGATTGGTTATGTATCCTGCAACATATTGGCATGCTCCATTCAACGCAGGTTGGGGGCATGATAAAGAAACAGGCAGACTGGTACAGGTTTGCTTTTTTAGCACAGAAAAACAATGAACAAATTTAACGAAGAAACAGCATTAAATATGTTGAATAACCATATTATTCAAACTTATAATAGTCATTATAGTATGGAAAAGATACAATCAACAGAGTTCGTATTTGACGCAGGTCATGGGGAAGGGTTTTGCTTAGGAAATATCATAAAGTATGCCCAACGATATGGCAAGAAGAATGGAAAGAACACAGATGATTTATTAAAAATTCTACATTATGCTGTAATGCTATTAGGGAAAGAAATTGAGAATCAAGAAACACGAAAACATAACGAAAGTTAATGTTGCAAAAGTAATCGGTCTATTAGAGGCTGAGAAACCTATAACTAAAAAGGAAGCATGTAGTATTCTGAATATTAGTTATAACACTACACGATTAGGCAATATCATCGACCAACATAAAGAAGATTTAATTCGTACTATGAAGATGAAAGCCAAGTTAAGAGGTACTCCTGCTACAGACGGAGATATAAAGTTTGTAGTTCAAGGGTATTTACAAGGTGATAATGTGTCTAACATAGCAAAGAGAATATATCGTTCTCCTGCTTTTGTAAAAGCCATTATCGAAAGAATCGGAGTTCCAATGAAGCTCCCAGAAAGCGACCATAAAGCAATAAGAGAAGCAATGCTACCAGACCAATGTATGTCTGAGAGCTTTGAAGAAGGAGAAATAGTATGGGCAATTCGAAAGAATTACCCAGCAAAAGTAATAAGAGAGATTAGTCCTCAGTGGCAAGTAGACCATGAGGGATATAATTGTCAAGGCGATATTACAAAAGCCTGTAATTATGAGGAGAAGTATGGAGCAAAAATGTATTTATTATACACTATTGAAACTACTGATCTGAGCGATACATTCTTTCCTCATTTACGATACGCAGGAAAATACACCCTTCAACTAGCTTATGATATAGGAAGCTTAAGGCATTTAGAAAAATATGGAGTCGACATATACAATATTTAATTACATACTGGCATTTTGGATGGCAGGAGTAGTTCTAGCATTTTGGCAATTGTACCTACCTTCTATGAAGTTGGTAAGAATTATGTCGCCTAATAATATGATACTACAATGGCAGTGGTTAACTGGAATAATATTTATATTATTTAGTCTTTTTTGCTTACCATTTTTAGTTCTTGTTTTACTAGATGACAAAAGAAAAGAACATTTTATGCGAGGGTTTGTCCCCGCACTTATAGGAGAAAAAGATGAGTAATTATAGAGAAAGATTAGTTAAAGCTCTCATAAAATTTTATGAGGGTGGTATAGAAGCACACAAAGTAAATATTGAAGTGCTACTAGGTTCTCATGTAGGACTTGCAGAACATGGCGATATTATAGAAACACTAGATGCAGAAGTAGAGAAACTATCTTCACTAGAAGATAAACTCGCAGTTCTTGTTAAGTATTTCAAATGAGAAAGACAGAAGTAGAAATACTAAAAGAGATGGTAGCTGAACAAACTAAACAGCTATATGAGTTGTATATACAAGTAGAGAAACTAAACAAGAAACTACAGGAACAAAATGTCCAGTCTAATACTAAAGGATAAAAAGAAAACCATAGGGGTAGTAAGAAATCCATATGAGAGAGCAGTTACTGAATACTTTTATGCTTTTAATTATATAGGCTTTGACAAGTGGTGTTTAAAGTTTCCTCTTGAAGCACAGACAAAACTTTATAAAGATTGCGACTACATAGTTAATTTTAGTGCTTGGAAAGATGAGTTGAAAGAACTCAACCTACATCCAAAAGATACATCAGTTTTAGAGGATGTTAAGATTGTAACAGATTGGAAAAGATGGTATACAATTAAGAGCAAAACTAATATAGCCGTACTATATAAGGATGATATAATGACCTACGGTCATAGCTTCTAAAAAATAGTTCTTGACTCATGCTTAAATTTCTTGTATAATATATTTATATTAAGGAAATAAGCAATGAGCGACAGGTTTTACACACAGATGCTAGAGACCACAGGTTGGTGCCCTGGTTATCGTAATACTTCCACTCTTGCCGAATACAAAACAAAATACACATTAAGGAAAAAAAGAAAAATGGCTTGGACAGACGAATTAAAAGCTCAAGCAGTAGAGATGTATACTGCAGAAGAACCAACTCCAGAAACAAGTATGGAGATTGTTAAAATGATTGCAGACGAATTAGGCGAGAGCCCAAATGGAGTTCGTATGATTTTGACAAAAGCAGAAGTTTATGTAAGAAAAACACCTGCTCCTAAATCTGGTGGAGGTTCGACAGGTGGCGGCAGAGTTAATGTAGCCGTTGCTCAAGAAACACTTACAAGTGCAATAAGCGATGCTGGTGAAGAGCCAGACGCAGCTATCATAGGCAGACTCACAGGGAAAGCTGCTATGTACTTTGCAACACTAATCAATAAACTAAACGATTAACTACCCCTGAGTGTGGGCAGTCTACGGACTGTCCGCATATTTTTGCATCTATAAAAAGAAGCTCGAAACAACCAAACCATTGTTGGGACGCTAATAGATATTAACTACCCACAAGGATACGGATGAAGAAAGACGATTTTACTAAAACAGTAACGGATGCAGGTGATGCAATAATTACCTACCGAAGTCAAAACAGTCGCAGACTGAAGTATAATGTCTGCACTATGGATTTTGATAACAAATACATACAAACTAAAAAGAACAGGGCGAAACCAAATAAAACTCAAATGTTATTATTTTGTTGGGACACTGATTCTTTTAGATTATTGCAACCATCAAATGTAACTTCTATTGTGCCTCTAGCAAGGATATTGAAAAATGATAGAAATACATGAAGCACCCCCTGTTTACGAAAGGGAAATACACTATAACCAAGACAAGAATGAAAAAGTTTTCGTTATGGTCAATACTTTTCGTGGAGAGGAATACTTACACATAAGAAAATATTACCAAGACTTTGATGAACAATGGAAACCTACAAAGAATGGTATAGCAATTAAGATGGATTTTGATAATACTCGTGGTTTATTCGATGCCTTAGTAGAAATCCTTTCCATATCTGAAGTAAAAGATGTTCTGTCAACTCATTTCAAAGAGACTCTAGACAACATCTATCAAAAATAGTTCTTGACACAATCCCGAAAATCGGATATAATATACATATGAATAAACAACTAGAAGCATATTTACGCATATGCAATCAAGCATATGTAGAGGGCAACCCTCTTATCCCAGATGAAGTTTATGACCGACTTGTTGAAAATACACAGTTGGAAAATGAAGTTGGGAGCAAGGTCAACGAGCAAAGGTACACACATCCGTATCAAATGTACTCACTCCAAAAAGTATTTATAGGCGAAACCAAAGAGCCAGATTGGACAGGTAAACACGCCCATATTATGACGACCAAGTTAGACGGTGCCGCTGTTTCTTTGACATATATAGACGGGAAGCTACATCAAGCACTTACTAGGGGAGATGGTAAACAAGGACTAGACATTACTAATAAGATGTCCTTTCTTGTGCCTAACGATATTTCTATCGAAGGACTAGTCCAGATCACAGGAGAGATTGTAGCTCCCAAGTCTATACCTAATGCAAGAAACTATGCCTCTGGTGCATTGAATTTAAAAGATGTAGAAGAGTTTAAAAGTCGTGATTTGACTTTTGTATCTTATGGTATTCAACCTTGTCTTTCAGACAGTTGGGTAAAAGATATGAAAGTGTTATCTGACAAAGGTTTCGAGTCTATCACATTAAGTGATTACTCGTTGTTCCCAAATGATGGTAAAGTTGTAAGAGTCGACTCTAACAGTAAATTTGAATCGTTAGGCTACACATCACACCATCCCCGTGGAGCGTTTGCAATAAAAACTAGACAAGCAGGAGTAGTAACAGAACTACTTGATGTCGATTGGCAAGTAGGTAAGTCAGGAGCAGTTTCTCCTGTCGCTATATTATCTCCTTGTATTATCGGCGATGCGATAGTTTCAAGAGCAACCTTACATAACATTGGATATATCGAAGCACTAGATTTAAAAATCGGGTGTGATGTAGAAGTTATCAGAAGTGGAGAAATAATACCTCGAGTTGTACGGCGAGTATGATTAATGTAGATTATTTAAGGTCATGGGGCAAGACTCCACAAATGAATGGATTAGGTTTTATTTGGTTAAATAGAACAGCTAATGAAAGATGGAACTTTTATCATCCAACTCTTACTCCAGTAGTAGTAGATGAATACCATAACCATAGAAGTACTTTTAGAAGTGTGGTTATGCAAGGTAAATTATTTAATAAGAGAGGAGTAGTTGTACATGGAAATCAGGTTATGAGAAACATAGATTGTATCACTTACTTGAAGAAGGGTAAAACCCCTGACTTTCCTTATGTACAGCAGGGAGTAGCAATACTAGAAGGAGAAACTGAACAATATAATGTTGGAGACATTTATGAAATGCGTTCAACTGAAATGCATAAAGTGTGGGTAGAAGAACCTACAATAACAAAACTAACTCGTATGCCAGGCGATACATTAGGATTAGCAGTATATGATAAAGATAAACAACCTGTGTGTCCCATAGCGGACTTTGTGACACCAGAAGATAAATGTTGGGAGATAATAGAACAAATATGTCAATAATAACAGTAGTAAAACATTACGATGAACTAACAGCTAATGAATTATATAGAATAATTCAGTTAAGAATACAAGGCTTTATAGTAAGAAACAAAGTATGTTATCAAGACTTAGAAGCACACTATGATAAAAATAGTTATTGGTGTATGAACTATGATACAGTACTAGGATTAGAGCCACAGAATATGGTAGGAACTATATCATGGTGTTTAAATAAAGTATTTGTAGGAGATGATGGCAGAGAGTATCGATACCCAGCAGCCCGTAGACAGGCATGTATGGATGAATATAAAGGCGGAATGTCAGTATATGATTTCAAACAAGGTGGCAAGTTCTTAAGTAAAAAACTAGGGTCACCTCATAGAATGTTAGAAATAACTTATGAACCAGGCAGACAAGTCTTTTTAGACTTAGGTTGCAGAGAAGTAGGAACAAACATAGACCCAGCAGGTAGAAAGAA